TTCTCCAACAGGATTATACATTGGCAAAGCTGTAATATCCTTGACATCAGCCGCATTTGAACTCAACCTTTTTAACTCTTTAATTCTTTCGTTTTGCGACCCAATTTTAGAAATACGCTGAATTTCTTCTTTAAAGGCTAAAGCAAAAAGGTCAGTGGCTTGATCGTCCCTTTTTACTCCACTAAAATGATAAAATATCTTTGTTAAATACAACTCCTCACGATCCATTGCTGTTGACCTTGATGCGTCAATTCCAAGCCCTTCTAAAGTATTAAAACCTTTCTTTACCGCAGTTGCTGAAGTACCATCAATTTCTATTTCCATTCGACCAATGAGGGCGGCACGACTATCTTTTTCGCCATCAGGAAAATAGCGAATATTTACACCATCAATCCTTGCCTCGTAAACAGTACCAAGTGCATCAAACTTTTCGCCAGATTGTTCTGCATAGCTGTCTCTAAATGAAGATTTAAAAAATTTGGCGTTTCCCTTGTCTTTCCACTCTATTCCTTTTGAGTTTATTTTTGATTCTGGTATTTGGTCTATATCTTCCAAATCTTCGAATTTATACCAAAACAAATCATCATTTTTTTTCTTTTTTTGACCTATTTTGTAATCATCTAAAAAACTCGTTAATTTTTTTTGTGGGTATCCAATTAATTTTATAAAGTTCTTATAATCATCTTCTTTTATCTTTTTATTTTGAAAAAGTTTTAATAATTCCAACTGCTTTTTTTCTATAAGTTCGATAGCATTTTTCGCTCTTACAAAATCAGTTTCACGGAAAGCATTACCCTCATTTGCCTGTTTCATAATGCCACGAATTGCGGTTGTAATTGTGTTTGTTAAATCACCCAATGATATTGGGGCTAAAGCATCTTGTTTAATCAATATAGTTTTTTGTAATTTCTGCATAGCGTCAGGCCGCAAGCGTAAATTTAACTGAGTTACGCCTTTTCCATTACGCTTTAAATAACTTGCCCTTATTTCGTGATCTTCAATATCACCTTTGTCAGAAGTCATAATGTAACCGTTGACACGGCTTTCCTTAATAAGTTGTTCCTCTTGCTTTGTCACGCGCTCCAGTGGTGAGCGTTTGACCTTTTTGTTATACTTTGCAAGCTGTTTGGCATAAGTCGCTTGTAGCACGTTCTTACGGCCTATAAGCACTTCAGCCAGATCATCGGCATCATCGCCCATTGTGTCTTTTACAAGCCGCCGAATATCATCATCACTAATTGCAACAATACGCGCCACACCAGCCACAATTTGATCTTCGCTTATATCCCCAAAGACCTCGCCAGAATTATAGCTATTAAATCTCAGGCTATCTAACTCTGGTATTTCAGAAGCAGAAAACGCCTTGCGCCCACCCTGCGCCCTAAAAAACAACGTGCCGCCAGTATCAATACGGAAGCTAGAACCATCTGGCATCTTTTTTAAATTTAGTTGTTTTGGCCCACCGTTGCCGACCACATCCCAATTAGCCAACCAAGCATCAGCCGCAAAACCATCTTTAGCCCCCGATAGTGCGCCCATTTGAGAAGTGTCAATATCTTCTATTTCTTCGATTGCGCTGGTAACGCCAAGCCGCCCTGATACATCACGATCTCCAATCTTACCTGTCAATTTTATAGAGTTTACGTTTGCTACTTTAACGCCAGCCGCTTGATATAGCTTTGAAGATAAAACCTCTACTTTTGCCATCACTTCTGTATCAGGTGCTTTTACATAAAACTTACTGCCATCAACCTTGCTTTTAAATAAGCCGCCAGTGTTTGAACCGTCTTGATCTCCAATCTGTTCCAAATCATCGAACAGAACACCCTCGTCTGCGCGTTGTGTGGCCTTCTGGGTGACAATAGCCGCTGCATCATCATCTAACTGCTTGGCGGTCTTTCCAGCACTAGCGGCCTCTTTTAGAAGGTCTTGGTCTGCTGGATCAAGATCATCGAATATTTGCTGTTCTTTTGGCGATAACTTTTTGTTGGTTTTAAATTTTTCTTTAATTTTCTTTTTAAATGTTCCTAATTGCCCTGCAAAAACCATTGCATTTTTTTCAGCTTCAACCATAGCGACTTGATCTGATAAACTTTTGCCAACAAAGGCACCTTTTTTATCTAATTTATCAAAAGCCTTTTTATGCGTTGCAAAACCTTTACTGCCGCTGTTATATTTTGAAAGTTTTGCAAGATTATCTTTTTCTAATTGATTTTTTTCAGCTAATAACTTTGCTTCTGCCGCTTGTTGTCTGGCAAATATTTTATCATTGGCTTTTTTAATGTCATCTGCCAGAGCATCAGTTATTGAATCAAAATTATCCTTGGCAATCTTTGGGCCTGATTTTATATAAAATTCTTTTATATTTTCTGGTGTTCCATGTTTGCTAAAATTAAAAGTATCTGGATCGCCTTTATAAAGAGTTTTAGCCACGCCTAATTGATTGATAAAACTATCAGACATTGCCTTTGCAGCCGCTGTTATTTCATCGTCCTTTAAAACAACTTTTTGCGCTAACTCCATTACTTCATCGTATTTTGAAATATACTTTTCTGCCTCTACTTTTGAAAGTATTGATTTTTTGGCCTTTAAACTTGCAAGACCATCAAAACCAACTAATTTTTGTAAAAACTCAAAATCACTTTTATTTATAATTTTATTTATTTCTTTTGAAATATAGTCATCCTTGGGAGTATAAATGACTTTCGGAAAACCAGATTTTTTATCTTTATGTTGTGCTAATATTTTCTTTGCCTTTAGCAAAACAGAACCTTCTTGAACGGTATCTGTTGCTAATGCTAATTCCTTGAATCCCTCAAGATTATCAATTTTGTCTTGAAACGCTTTAAATATTGCACTTTCAGCCTCAAGACTTACTAAATATGCAGCTTTTAGATCATCATCTACAGTTGCCCATGCTGCTTCTTCCGTTTTATTTAACTTCTTTCCGTCTTTTAGTTTTTTCTTAGCTTTGGATATATTTGCACTAACATTAATTTGGGTCACACCCTCATCAATTTTAGCAATAATCTGTGTTGCGCTTAATCCTTCAATCCCATCTTTTTTTAATTTAGAATATACTTTGCTTTTATTTGTCCCAGCCGTACCAGCAATAATATCGTCTAATTGCGCTTGCGCCCTGTTTTCAGCTTTTTGTGCAGCTTTAACCGCTAATGCAGCCGCTTCTGCTTGTTCTTTTGCTGCTTCTTTAGCCGCCTTGTTTGCTTTAAGGGGTGCAGTCTTGCCCTGATCCACTAACGCCTCAAGTTCAGCGAGTGATCTGGGGTTGGACTTTTGGTCAACTAAATCAACAAAGCCTATCTTTCCATTTTTCCATAGCTCCCATTTAGGCTCACCTAATATTTGCTTTTGAAATCGTTCTGATTTTGATTTTAACCAATCCTCAAAGTTTATATTTCCAGCAACATAGCCATCCATTGATTGCTGCGTTTTATTAATTGCCTTGCTGATAAGTGCTTGGGAAAGACCGCGAGATAATAGCGACTTTTCTAATTCTTCTTTTAGCGTTTCAGCCCCAACCGCTGGCAATGGTTTATTCGCCAAATCAGACCACGGCTTTAAAATCCCAATCACAGTTGATCGACAGTTGAAATGTGCAGGGGGTGGCGTCCAGCCTATTGCATGACCCACAGGCTTAAACTCTTTATCCCACGTTAAACCAGACCGCGCTTTGCATATGTCACTGGTGCGGCTGTCCAACGTAGCCATCCATTGATAACCGTTAAACAAATCCTCGTTTGCCTGATAAGTATTAATCAAGGCTTCGTTGTTGACCGCTGCAACAGATGAACGAACAAGGGTTTCAGCCTTGCGCTTAGTTGAGTTCATAATGCCATCAGTAAAGTTATTGGCTTTTGTGCCACGCACTCGCTGAATTAGACTTTGCAAGTTTTCACCGCCAGCAACACCTATCCGCATTTGGCGTATAAATTTACTAGTATGTTCTGCGCTTTGCTGCTTCCAATAATCCTTTACTATTTGACCTTCGACAAGTGTACGCCCTGCCAATGAGGACAATACAGCCGCAGATGGCAGCGTGGCCCCCAGAGACACGCCCAGAGAGCCGTTAATTATGTTTTGTGTAACTTTTGCGCTGACAGTAGAAACCTTGCCCAGACCCTTGGCATTTGCGCCCTGTGCTTTGCCGAAATGTTGCTTGGTTGTCGCTTTAACGCCCTCAAGCAATCTAGCCAGCCGCCGCGCTCTATATGTTGGCCCCACGCCTGTCGGGTCAATCTTTTCCAATTGCTTTTGTATCGAAAGCCCCAGATCATCCAGAATATCAAGAACACCGTTGACCTGATCCGCTTTTATTCTTTCTAAATTTATAGCGTGGACAATAGAAAGGTCTTGAACCTTGTCGCTTACGTTTACTGTGCTTGGAGCAATCTTTGGCTTGATACCCATTTCACTTACTCCGCTGCAATATCTACTGGCTCAGTAAGTTCCTCATCTTCATCATTATCTACGACTTCGTTACGATCTAATGACGTTTCCTGTTCGATTTCGTCTTGTAAATCTTCGATGTTTATATCAGGTCGTAACATTTCACCGCGCTGCAAGTTATAAAGCATATCCGCTTGACCCATTGCGCCTGACTGCCATGCTTGAACAAGTGCCGTTAATTCCTGTGGTGACAACTTCGAATCCATAAAGTCTTTGTTCAGTTCAACACTAATATCAGCGTCTACGCCTTCCCATTCAGCCGCCCATGTCAATGCTTGGGTCAACCCATCAGACGCTGTATCGGCAATGCTGGACAATATGCTGCTTTCACCGCTACCCCTAATTCTGAGCGTTTCTGCGGCCTCTGCGGTGCGCTTTGACTCCTCAAGCAATCTTGCACCTAACAAAGCCATCATACCCTGCTTGCGATCCAATGAGTTCTCAAGAAACGAAAGGCCAGCACCAGTATATTCCAACATTCCAGTTGATGCGCCCTCGCTTAAAAACCAGATAGTTCCAGAGCCGATTGACCATGCTGCGTTTTCAGCGTTCTTCTGGCCTACAATGTAAGGGGTTGGGCTTGACGTTAAATAGTTGCCTTGCTCCAAATCTGCCTGTGTTCTGTAGTGCGATAAATTTACATTTACCAAGTCAAGGATGGGCGATTTATCAACAGGTGGAGTTAAATCATTTGGACTTATGAAAATAAAAGGAATGTAGTCTAACCTTTCGCCGCGCTTTCGTGGCTCAAAACTTTCCACTTCCGTATGCGCCAAATCACCGTTTGCATCTTCACCCTCTTCGTAAACGCTGACCTCGTAGCCTTCATCTGTTAAATTTAAAACACGATAGACGTTATAAAACTCTGTGCCAAAGCCATCACTTTCAGCCCTTTGCCTTTCTTCGTGCAATATGACCTGTTCCAACTTTTCCATTCCATCAACATTGATGGTGCGCCAGTTGATAATACTTTCGGCTGGATATAACCGCAGATAGGCTTGACCCTCTTCGCTTGTTGGCCTGTCAACCAAGACACCACAGCGGCCCATCGAAATTATTTCTTCAACAGTCATTTTTGCTAAATTTGAGAACGGAAGTCCTGTCAGAGTAATGTTTTCAAGCATTGGCTCAATGCGTGATGGAACATCCAATATCGGGTCTTTGCGGAATATAGCCCCAACCAGCCCCTGCACTGTACGGCCTGACGCGCCATAAAATAAACCACGTTTTAAATATTGCTTGTAATCATAACCGTCTTGCCCTGCTGGTCTGGGCAAGTGTTCAATCTCTGCCTTTTTGATGGCATCCTCACCAGCGATAGCATCACGAATCCGCTTCCACTGAATTTTGTATTCTTCGTATTCTCTGTGCTGTGCATTAACTGGCATGGTTTACCTCATCCAAAGTAGTTTGCGATCTTCATCGGGCCAACCGCCTGATTGTTATCAATCGGATACATTTCGTGAATGAGATACCCCATTGCATCAGCCATGTGATCCAAGCCAGAAGCCTTGTCAGGCATACTTGTACCTTCTTTATAAATTAAGCCTTCAAGCGATTTAATGAGGTGTTTGCATCTGTGATCGACGAATAAGCGGCGGTCACCGTCACTATTGCAGAGCATCGCGTTGACCTCGTTGATGCGATCCACAACTGGTGGGGCTTTATTACTTGCCACTACGTCAAAACCGTAGCTTTCTAATATACTGAAATCTGTCTGCCCTACCGCCGCGCTGGTCTTTCTTGCCTTGCCGCTTGGGTCTGGATAGACAACCATCTGCCTGTCATTATAGCGCGTTTTTAACGCTTGTGCCATCATATCCGTATTTGCATCAGCAATCGACAGTTCATCAATCACCCATAGCTCTTTTCCAGCCTCTACGCAGATAGCCGCCGACATAGGATTAATGTTGAAATCCATGCCAATGTGCAAAGTGCCGCCAGTGTCCTCACATTCCGCAGTATTAAATGATCTCTCAAACGCATGATAAACGCGCCCACCTTGCGTTTCGAATGATGCCTCAAACTCCTGTCTGAACAGCCGTTCATCCATGCTACGCTTGGCGGCTTCGACTTCTGACGCTGCAACTCTGCCGCCCTCGACTGTTTTAAATCTAAAACTTTCCCAATCGTCTTGTTCGCCAGAGCCATTATACAAGTCATAAAACCAATTGTACCCCTTTGGCGTTCCGCAAAATACAGCCCTTGAACCAGTTCTATCTGCCATTGCTGGCCTTAAAACCGCAGTCCATGTTTCGGGATTTACGTCTTGGACTTCATCAACGACCAGAAAATCAAGACCAACGCCACGCAGAGAGTCGGGATTATCAGCACCGCGCAAAGCAATAATAGAACCATTAACCAACTCAATTCTGAGGTCGGTTTCGTCTTTTTTTTGCACTTCGTGGGCTGGCACATGATCTTTTAAATCTCGCCACATAATTTGTCGCGCCATTCGATATGTAGGCGCAACATACCAGCACACGTTGTGAGCGTTTGACCTAGCGCGTTGATACAACATAAAGCGCGACAAGAACGATTTACCAGTTCGCCGCCCTGCGACCAGTACACGAAAGCGTGTGCGCGATTGTGCAACCAGCATTTGTGGGCGCGATAATCGGACAACCGCCTCACTGGTTAGTGATTGCATCAAGGTCAATAACTTCGCCTTCTATAACAGGTGCTTCAATGCGCTGTGGTGCTATGTTAATGACTGTTGATGCTTCACTATTGTCACGCCATCCCATATGCACCTTTGACCAGTATATGCCAGCTTGTACGTTGCCTTTACACGCCGCTTTGAACAATGATGCAACAACTTGAACATTCGCTTGAACGCGCCCTGCTTTTAATTCTTCAGCATAATATTTTCGTAATGTTTTTAAATCTATTGTAAGACACTTCGCGGTATCTTCTTGGTTAAAACCAGATGCCATGCACAGCTTTACAAGGTTTTGTTTTTCGATTGTAACAGCGTGATTTTTACGCCCACGTTTGGCAGGGATTTTTTCAACATCTTTAGGCATGATACAAAACCCTTGTTTCATTCATTGTTCCGCAGCCTTTACACAAAGCCCAAATGCCGTTTGTACCATCGTCTATTGAGGAATTTACTAAAATAACTTGGAACTCTGTTTCGTCGCAATCCGTACATTTCAGCAACGACATCGTATCGAACTCGTGTACAATTTTTCCCGAAACCGTTTTGGTTACTGGCATTTTTCCGATTGATACAACATTATCTTTTGTCATTTTTATATAAATTCCATTTGTTCTTTATTACAATATGTAATAATCAATTGCAATAATGTCTTGCCCTGATCCCTAAATGTGATATTTTAAAAATGTGGCCCGACAATTAATTTAAATCTCTTGGTACTGGTTCTGATTGTTAATTGACTTCCAATTCGGGCCACACGATTAATCATCAAAATCAAAATGCTTTTCAAACTGGCGCAATTTCATTTGCATCGCCGCTGCCTTATTGCATTCCTCATGCGATACGTTTCTTTTGTAGCTTTCCAGCGATCTCATAATTCTATCGAAATCTTTGCCACTTATTCTTATGTCGTAAAATGAACCACCACGATCAGTAATTTCTTGATTGTGTCTTTTTAAGCATTCTCTAACGCTAGATTTTGTGCCGCCAACTCGCTCATGGATTTGATCCACTGTATAGCCAGAATTGCACAAATCAATTATCTGATAAGTTCTGGGCTTGATATTATGTGAGCCATGACCATTTTCGCTTGTAAACAGATTTGACTTACCGCGAGGCTTTCGACCGTCTTTATAAAGCCCTGCGTTGCATTTTTTCGCATCATTCAACACGGCTGGATTTATTATTTCTTTAACTTTATCGTTCACTGACCTTCAACCTCCCTAAGCATCGTAAGCGGATCAAACTGTTCAAGTGTCCATTTGTTTTCGTTGTTGTTTAATTTACGATTTAAGTAGTCAGCCCAAACGCTTCGCAACTGCCCATCGTGCAGCCGTGTCATAATCACAGCGGCTCGTTTATTGCAGTCAACTATATCCCAAACTATCCAAGGGTCTTTGCCCTCAAATACCTGTTTGCCTACTGGAAATGTTCGTTTCCAAAGAGCAATTTGTTCGTCGCGTACATCGGTCATTTTCTTTCATTTAATCCTTTCTTTTTGGAATTAATCTATCAATTTTATCTTCTAAAATTGTTATTATTTTTTTGTAGTCATTTTTAGCTTGCGTCAAAGTTTCGACATGATCCGACAAAGCTGTAATTGTGTCAGCGGCATAAAATAAATCTTTGGCTAATGCGGCTTGGATTGTATCTTTCTTTGCTTGACTTTCATCATAACAAAGAGTGGCATTTGCTTTAAGATAACTCGTAATTTGTGCCAAATAAACCCGATTATTATCTGTCATAATTTCTTTGCCTTTTATATCCCTGCGGCTTTCATAGCCTTGAAGTCATGCTCCCTATCGGTGCGCGATCCTGTTCCGTTACATTGCCCACAAATTTCGGCTGCGCTTACAGTGCGCGAACCGCTGTAAATTGATTGATTGAATGGGTCGCCGTACTTGTAGCTGGTGTATTTATCACCGCTGCAATAGCCGCAAATTCTGGAATGATCGTGGCGATAGATAAAGAAATTAGAATGAACCACCTCAATCATTTGTTTCATCCATGATTAAAGAATACGCGCCTGACAAAAAAAGCATTATGCCAATTACCGCTGGTATGATGCAGTCGATTAGCTGGGCATCCATGTCAGATGCCCCTGCCGATATTATGATTGCTGAAAAACCAAGGAGAATTCGTATCATTAAACGTACTCCATCCAATTATGTTCGGCTGGAACATTGTTTAGATTAAGGGGCGCGGATATTTCATTTGATCTATCAACATTGGTTGTGCAGATTGTTCCCCACTTCAAAAAACCTTTGCTATCAAGTTCTGAATACAACCGAGCGTGTACTACATCAGCCGCCTTTCCAGACTTGCTCATAACAATGTGAAAATCGCCCTTGCGGTTTGTTGCTTTTGTTTGCCACATATCCAAGCCCCTCACGCTACGTTCTTGTGAAGAAACTTGGTTGCATTCGCTTGCTGCGTCTGGTGCATCCGCGCTTTACCTAAACCAGCAACTTTTTTTGCCGCGAGGTAAACGCGACGATGCTTGCAAGAAAAATCACTGAGGCCAATTTCGTGAACCATTGCACGATAGCTGGCTGATAAATTGTCAACTATTGCCATTTTCATTTCGGCTGAAATCTTAACTGCTTGGATTGAAGATACTTTGTTCATTGTTTCGCTTTCGTTTGGGTTTTTATTTTTATTATATAAATTATATAAATGCTTTAGGCATAATTACAAGTCTTTTTATTACAATATTGTATTTTTTTTCTTATGAAAATGTTTTATTATTTACATAATGTAATTTTAGGGAACCCAGACGATGTTGAAGAAACGAGTTACTAAACTATGGAAAGGCTCTTATGTGTCTATCCGCACATATGAGGCGATTGCAGCCATTAAGAAGGGCGGTATGCACTTGACCTACGGCAACGATCAAATGGTTCTACAGCCCGACGAAATTAAGCAACTAAAGCCATGCTCTGAAGTTTTTAAATCTAAAACTGGTGGAAAGGATTATCAGCTAATTGATATTAAATTTGAACCTAATGTAGCTGATCCAAGACAGGCAGCGTTATTCGAATGACTTAGTTGCTACACCCAACACAAAAATGCCCTCTCGTCGCAGTGCGAAACCTAGCCAGAGAGGGCAGTTAGAGGCGAGTATTAACTCATATAAATATTACGAAACGTAATTAAACTGGTCAAGCCTTTTTGCTTTTTTGAATTAATCAAATCATATAGCCTGTGGCTTCATAAACCGACTGCGCGGTTAATTTACCTTTTTTTTCTTCCTTACGTTTGGCCCAATATGCATAGGCTTGATATGATTTGAACCCAAGCATTTCAGCAACTTTTGTTTTTTGACCGCGCCCTTCATCACAGCGATTAAAAGCTTCTTCAATATAATCGGCTGTCAAATCTTCAATGGCTTTTTTAATATCCATATCTTGACGAAATTTAGTTTTTGCAGAAACAGATTTTTCATCAATATTAATTGTAATTTTCATATTCACACCTCTTCTAAATACTTTTCATCATACATATGCGTCAGATCACAAATGAACGTGGCAACGGTTGTATCATATCGGTTTGATGAATCGGTCATTTCCCAAATGCGGTAACTATCGCAGTAACCAGATTGTTCTGGAAAATGTTGATCAACAATTTCTTTTGCTTGAATGCATAGCGCATCTATTTTTTCGCGGATGTCTTGAAGGTCTTGAATTTTTTTATGAGTCATTGTTTTGCTCCTTGTTTGGGTTTTCGCCAAGGTAGTTTTTTATAAGTTTTTTACGGTTTGAATAGCCAGCCCGATCGTTCTCTTTTGAGTTGCTGTGGCGGCAATTCTCCATAACAGCCGCGCCACATTTTTTACAAACTTCATTCATTTGTCGCTGGCCCATAACCCTCTATCCTTGCAAGTGTTTGAGTAATAGGGGGGGGCTTTACGCCCCCTCTTTTATGCAACTACTAATTCATCCCACATTGAAGATTTCATGGCGTTCTTCACTAAGGCTTCACGATTGCGCGTTGTGACCTCTGGGTTTGCGTACTCACCTGTGTGAGTAGACCAATGCGTAAGACAATTGTATAAAGCCCACTGCGTTCTGCCATGAATGCCAAACTCATAGTCTAGCTGGTCAGACAGTCGTGTGAACTGCTTTAAAAAGTATGGTTCTTTTGTTGTCGTTTGAGCATTTTTTGCAACGGTTTTCTTAAAGAAATCCAAGCAATTCTTGTGGTCAACTTTGGTTTTCATCATATTTTCGTAAACTTCTCTTTCGTTCTGAAACAATTCAAAGTTCTTTACGATGCGTTGAGATATGCCTTCAATGTTGATTGCATTTGTGTGACGTAAACGTGCCGCACTAATCATTCTAGGCGAAACCATACCATTTGTGCAAACCAGACGAACACCATCGCACATTTCGCTGAAGGGCCATGTGCCATCATAGCTGTTAAATGCGCGGATGCGAAACTGTGTATAGTCACCCAAAGCTGGCTCAATTGTAACGTCTGGATATATGATTTCGCAGACCATTTTCTTACCGCTGTCAGTTGACCGTACAGAAAACTCGCAGTCTTTAGATATGTTAGCTGCTTTGACGCTATCTTCTAGCGCAGCAACAACGCTGCTATTATGCAAGATTGTGTATCCAGACCCTGCTATATTT